AAAGTTCAACAACAAGATTCTTAACTGCTGGATGTGTTGCGATTGAAATAAGAAGTGGTTTTACCACTGCTACTACTGCAGACATAATAACCTCCATAGAAGAGTATCCTAAGTTATTTAGGAAATCAAGCAGTAATTGACGGATCTACCCCCCTAGGTGCTGATCGCAGTGCCTGAAGTTTTCTTTGGAGAATTTGAACTTCCTGTTGTCTCACCCTATCCTGTTGCTGCTGAATCTTTTTTTGCTGCTGGTCTGATTTTGGTTCAGGTTGAGATTTTGGTTGAGTCTCCATTACTTGTTCTGCAATTTTCTTTGCCATCTTTGTGGCAGTTGCATACATCACTTCCTTACCACGACCAGGATATCTCTTTTCAAAATCTGCTGATTTATCTTTCATAGACTTTACAATTCTTTCCTTTTGTTTAGTTTCAGCAGAACTTAAAGTTTTTTCAGAAAGTTGAGTTTCTTCACTCCTAATATCAGCAAGCAAACTATCTAACTTTGATTTTTTCTTTTTCTTTGCTGCCGCAGGGGCTGCTGCTTTTGGTGCAGATGCCTTTTTAGTTGCTGCCTTTGGTTTTGCCTTCGCTGGAGTTGTTGCACTTCCTTCCCAAGGATCAGAGGGTTTCTCTGCTTTTGGTTTTGGTTTTGGTTTTTGAGGAACTGTAGAACTTCCCTTCCAAGGATCAGAAGGTTTCTCCGCTTTCTTTTTAGTTGGTGGTGTATAAGAACCACTACTTACTCTTTCCTTTTGACCTGCACCAGCACCACGATATGTTGATGGTTTTCTTTCTGTGGTGATTGATTTTTTAGCACCACCTTCTACTTTACGAGCAACTCCAAGTGCTCCTTTTGCAACTTTTCTTGCACCAGTTGCCACTGCTTGTTTTGCTACCTTTTTAGCACCACGAACTTTACTGGAAAGTTTTTGTCTTGCAAGTCTTCCAACTGCTTTTAAGAGATTTCCACCCTTCTTTTTTTCTGCTGTTGGAGTATCGTGACCGAAAGTTACTTTTGCTTCAGTTAGTGCATACTCAAGTGCTTCCTCAATATCATCATCATCATAACCTTCTTCCAGAAGTTCATCATAAACACTTTCAACAATATAATCTACCTCATCAACCTCAATCATCTCAATAAGAGTTCCACCAAGGTTTTCTACTGCTTCTCCAAGATCCAGTTTTGGATTGATATCAATTTTATTGTTTACTTTCTTTTCCGTAACTTTTATATCCTCACTCTTATTGGTCTGGATTTTATCTACAACTTCAATTAAATCTTCTCTCCAGTTTGAGAAACTTTCTTTTACTTTCTTTTTCTTAAACTTTCCAGAAACTTCTCCTTCCTCATATCCCTTTCCATCACCATCATCATCCCACCATCTCTTAACTTCTTTTGCTTCTTGAGTTGAGATGGATTTGCCGATTGCCTTTCTACGCTTTAGAAGATACTTGTCAGCATTTGTATTCTTTTTACCATCATTATCAACATCAGCATCTTCGTGTCCTACTGGATCAAGTGCTTCTTTAGTGACAAGACCAACTACATTCTTATTCTTTTTAGTCAGTTTATCCATATATGCGATACTTTGCTTTTGCTGATCTGCATATCCTTTACCAGTTGAAGGAGAAAGTCTCTTGTCGCCTGCTTTTCTTTCTACAGATGCTGCTTTTCTCATCTCTGGATCAGCACCCTTTACTGCTTCAGTTTTAATACCTCTCTTTTCTCTCATCGCTTTTGCTTTTGCAAGTGCTCTTTCTCTTGCTGCTTCTTGCTCTGCTTTTGGAATCAGAGTTACTGCACCAAGTTTTTCTGCGGGTTTACCAGGAACTGCAGACTCCCCCATTGCTTTTTGCTTACGAATCTTCTTAGGATTCTTAGTTTTATCTGCAGAGTAGTTACTATCATCACCCTCAGGGTCTACAGCACTACGATGTCTTGTACTTCTTTCTTCATCATCCAGTTTTGAACGCATTCTCTTTGCTTCATCAGGACTATAAGTTCTTCCACTGTTATACCATTCTTTACCTTCGTGCCCTCTTTTTCTTGCTTCAGCACTCTTTTCCTTTCCAACAAGACTTCTTCTACGCTTTTTAAACGAAGCTTTATCAAGTGGTTTATCAACTGGAGTAGGTCTTACACCTTCTTCAACATTAGCAACCTGTTCCAAATAAACTTTGGAAATATCGTTAAGAGGATTCATTGACATCTTAATAAGTACTTTCTTTACTTTTCCTATACTTATTTATGAAATTTAAGAATGCCTTACCACCTGGTTGAAGATTTTCTTTTCCTAAAGTAGAACCAAGAGTTTGTTGAACTGCATACTTTAGATATCCCGTTGTTCCTGCTAGTGTATTTGGTTTTCCTGGTGCTCTATACATCCTATTCATCTTGACTTCAGTGTATTCAGTCAAATCCTTAATCCAAGACTTAAACATATAACCTTCTTCAGTTACACAGATAAGATGATTAGTTCCCCTACGCATTACCTCGCCAACCAATCCAGTATTTAAGTTTTCAACTTTATCTCCAATTCTAAAAATTTTCCCTCTTACATAGTTTTCACGAAGGTTTTTCATATCACATTTTGGAGCAATCTGCCAAAGTTGATAATTTTCTTTTTTAACCTTCGCTTTCTTTGCACCCATCCCTTGACGAACAGCATCAAATAAAGTTTGAGTGTCCCTATCATCAAGTGTCTTTGGTGTTCCTTTACGGAATGATGCAAAATCATCATCCACAACCGCCTTCCTCATTTTGGATGCTGACATTCCTTCTACTCCTTCAGCATCTGCATCACGAACACCTGCAGAAATTACACGAATTTGATCGAAAGTATAAAGGTCTCCATTATACTTTTGGGCTAGGTTTTCAAACTCTGCTTGACGATCTGATCCAACAACAATATTTACGTTAGTATACCCATCTTCATTTGCTGCAACAAGAACATTAAAAATAGTCTTCATATCAGGATCGTTGATGATATTATCTTTAAATTCTGGGAACATCAACTTCATATACTTAATCTTCTTACTTGCATCCAAAGGATTTTTCTTTGGATCTTGAGATCTTGATGGATAGATCTTAACATCTCCACCAGCAGAAATTCTCTTTGCAGATTTCAGAAGTTTTTCGTGTCCTACTGTTGGTGGATTGAAGCGACCAAATACAACAGTCAGTGGTGGAAGTTCTTCTTGTGCTTGATCTTCTGGTGCTGCTCCTGATGCCTGTGGTGTTGCAGGAACTGGCGTCTGTGCTGCTTGGGGTTGTGGAGTTGATGCAGGTGCTGCTTGTCTTGCCTGCCCTGTGGGTTCTTCTGGTCCTTTTGCTTGACGACCATCAATATACTTAAGTTTTCCTTTATCAGTTCTTGCAACAACTTTACCAGAGCGATCCAACCAACCGCCGTGACCGTCTCCTTTCAGACCCAGTTTTTGAGCCTGTTGTGATGCTTGGGATTGTGCTGCTTCTGATAAAAATCTAGAAAAACTCTTCATATTGTTTCTTTATATACCTTTATTTATTAATATACTTTTACGTGCAATCCACCAGTAAATTGTGCTTTCAATTTATTTGATTGCCCCGATCCACTTTGTTCCATCAATTCTTTTTCTTCTTTATTTAACCCAGATCCAAATCCAATAGAGGCACAGGCATTATAAAGATTTTGAACTACCCTACGTTTCACCTTTTCATTTTTAATTGCACTTATTGCCAAAGACAATTCAGATGACATCAATTTATCTTTCAAATTGGAAATATTATTACCTACAGCCTTATCCCTTCTCATATCAGGCATCACATCCCCAGTTACTTGCTGCCAAATATCATTCATATACATCGTCATTAAATCATATTGATTATCATCAAATTTAACCGTTTGACTAATAAAATAATCTCCAGTACCTAATCCAAGATCATCTTGATAATTTTTCTTTATTTTATTTAATTCAACAATGCCTTGATTAGAAGTTTGAGAAATAATAGATGCAAATGATTTGGATCCAAGAGATCCCATTTTTGCTAAAGCTAAAGATGGTTGTCCTGACTGAGTATATTCAAGTTCAAGTTGCTTCTTATTTACGTTGTATTTTATTCTTATATGCTTTTGAGATCCTGGAACAACTTTACCAATATTACCAAATAAACTTGCCTGAGCATTTCTAGCACTCATACCTTTATTAAGTTCAACTGTTTCCAAAGTAAAATTTATTTTCATATCTCTATTTCCACCAGTCAGTTCAATTGTTGGATTGTTGGTTCCGCCGAAAGAAATCCTTTCAACAAAACTATTACTATTCATTATAGTATAATGAACTGATAATGGATTTGCTTTTGTCTTTTTCAAAGAAACTGGAATAATGTCCTTTTTGTCAAATTGTTTAATTAGAAAATTATTAATTAAGGCAACACTTGCTTTTTCTCTATTTGCAGCAATTCTATTGAAATGTACTAAAGATTTTATTCCGGAAGGTGTCATAATCCATATATCTGCTGGGTTCCATTTATCTGGTTGAAGTCCAGTATTTGCCTTCAAATAAACAGCATAAGGATCTCCCGGACTACCATTTCCAAAAATTTTATCATTAAAAATTTTAGCGTCAGAAGAAATTTTTAATTTTGATACTAAAACTTCAGCAGAAGCACTTGAACTATCTAACCAAGTATCTGTTCCATCTGATATTTGTCTAGAAAATTGTCTTAAACTTTTTCTTGTCGTTGCATTAGTAAGAGAAAATTTTCCAGCAGTTATAATTCTACTTTTTACCTTACTAAAAACTTCAGATTTGAAATCATCACCATCTCCAACTTTTTCATGAGTTGCTCTTTCTCCATAAATTAATCTATATGCCAAACAAAATTGAACTAATATTTCACTGTAAACTTCAGTATCCCTACCACCAATTTTAGCAGAAGATTGTGGCTTGGTTTCCTTCACATTATCTTTCCAAAGTTCCGTTACTTTAACAGTCTTGCCATCAGTTGTTGGAAGTTCCGCATTTCTTGAATTTAAAAACGAAAGCACTTCCCTTGAAGTGGTACATTTTGCCATCTCCTGTACCAATTTAGTAGTCGCAGTTTGAGTTTTATATCCAATCAAAACCATACCATCTTGACCTTGAGTTCCTTTTTTAAATGGTTTTTTATCTCTGACCATCATCCAAAAAGAGGGCCAATATTTTAAGTCTCCGGATTTATGAACTTTTGCTAAATCAGGAGCACTCCCCATTTTCAGTTTAGCCATCAGTTATTAATACTTTTCAAGTATTTAGAATGGAGAATAGCGGACTCGAACCGCTGACATCCTGCTTGCAAAGCAGGCGCTCTACCAACTGAGCTAATTCCCCAATAAGACCCCATAGGGTCAAGTATTTAGATACCAACTACCAAGTCAATGCCATCATCAAGTTGCTGAATTACTGAACGAATATCAGCAACACGAGGAGGAACGCTCACTTCATCATAAGTGTATCCTTTTTGTGCTTCAAAGAGAACTTGGCGTACTGCTGCTGCAGTACGAGCATCGATTTTAATTGTTACTTGCTTTTCTTTAGTCATAGATCTCCCTCTACACGATTTTCCGAACGATAAACATCAAAAGAACCTTCAGGATAACGAGCACTCAGTTTTTCAAAATTCATTTGAAGAACTTCTTCAAAGTTAGTATCAAGTGCCATACAAGCTTGAGCGAGATACCAACAGATGTCACCAAGTTCACGCTTTAGGTGAAATGTTGTTTCTTGATTATAAGGTTTACCTTGAAGGAAAACTTTTTTCACAACTTCGGTAAACTCACCCGCTTCTGCACCAATACCAAGTGCAGCAGTCAGAAGACGAGGAACATCTACATCATGTTCCACTTCCAATTCAGTAAAACGAGAAAGAAGATCTGCGTAGTTGGTACTTGCTGGACTTGTAGTTTGACGCACGAATTCAATATATTTGTTTGTATCAATAACTTGTGTCATATTTAAAACTTAAATCCTTCGAATGATTTTTTAGGTTTTCTTTCTTCATAATCATACTCTTCATCCTTTCCATTGTCAAGGATATCCTGTTGAGCAGATTGTTCGCAATCATAAAGACGCATTTTTGCTCTATCAATACCAATCACAAAACGTTTATGAATGGTAGGATCATTATAGCGATTCTTAAGTTGTTTTACAAGAATCTGACCGAGACCTTCAAGTTCCTCTGTAGAAATCAAAGCAAACATCAAGTCAGCAGTAGCAGGCAGACCAAATGATTCTGAAGTATCAGTCAATTCAACATCAGATGAACCAAAACCAGATCTTGTCGTTTGTGTGGCACTAACAATAGGAACATTAAATTCTACAGCAAGACCACGAAGTTCTTCGGCAATTGCTTTCACAAAAGTGTAAGAGTTGATATTGCTGTTTCCACGATATCTAGAAGAAGAACAAATATTGAGATAGTCAATAAAAATAATATCGGGTTTAAATGACTTCTTAAGTGAAAGTTCATTAAGAAGAGACTTAAAGTGTCCTGCGTGTGCGGATGCAGTTGGATACTCTTTGATAATTAAAGTTCCTTGTGTTTTCTTTGCAAGATTAGTGACCTTATTTTCAAACATTTGCTTTGGAAGATCGACAATATCTTGAATGGGAACATTCAATAGGTTTGCGTCAATTCTTTCAGCAATGCGTTCTTCTGCCATTTCCATCGTAATGTACAAAACGTTCCGTCCTTGGAGCAAGACGGAGCTAGCCACATGGCACATGAATAGAGACTTCCCGACGCCCGTACCAGCAAGAGCGATGTTAAGAGTTTTGTTAGGGAGACCACCTTTCGTGATTTTGTTAAAGTATTCAAGATCAAATTCAATTTTATCCTCCTTTTTATGATATGATTCATATCTTTGTTCATAGTCCTGCAGATAATCGTGTCCAATATGCGTGTCAAAACTTACAGCAAGAGCATCGGAAAGAATAGAGGGAATGCTATCGCGATTTTTCTTTTCATCCTTATCATCAGCAATATGAATACTTTCCATAAGTGCCAAATAAATGGCACGGTCACGGCACCACTTCTCTGTTGTTGAAGTCAACCAGTTAAGTTCAACAGGAACATCTTCTAAACAGGAAATTAACTGAACGATCTCTTTAAAAGAAGTATCATTAATATCCTGTCGGTTTTCTACTTCAATACAAAGTACTTCTTTAGTTGCTGGTTGATTATATTCTTGAACGAAAGAAAGTATTTCTTCAAAAACTATTTTTTGGTTTTGATCTTCAAAATATTCAGGTTTTATGAATGGTATTACTTTTCGAATATATTCTTCATTATTCAATAGGTTTCTAAGAATTAGAAACTCAACTTTCTCCATAACTAAATTCCTTACGTGCAATTTGATCGAGTTGCTGCATTACTTCTTCAGTAAAGTATTCTTCGGGATTTGCAAGAATTTGCTTAGCATAAATTTTCTTGCCATCCATTTCATAACGTCCTGCTACATTCTTCCAGAGTTCACCAAGTTCACCAAGTTCCAGAAGACCATAGTAACGATCAAGACCACGCTCATCATAATACAAACGGATTTCAACATCCTTATTTTCTTTACTCAAACGCGATTTAGCAGTCTTAGCCTTGATAATATTTCCGACCACTTCTGTTCCATCCTTTTCTTTCTTTTTGCTGAGATAAATGATCGTACTTGCTGCGTACTTGAGTCCGCTGCCGCCGCCCATTTCCTTAGTAGGTACGTAAGATCCGATAACATCATAGGTATGATTGGTTACTATCATTGGGATATTTGCTTGACCAAGTTTCAAGGTAAGCATACGGAATGCACCTTTAATTAGTTGCGATTTGGTCATGTCGCGAACTTCTTTATCATTCAGAGCATCATTAATCTCTTTACTCGTAGAAAGCATCCCCAAAGAGTCTAGCACAAACATGCAAGGATTACGCTCTCCTTCAGGTTTTTTCATATACAGATCTACTGCTTTGAGTGCCTTTCCGCGAAACTCTTCAACAGTAACAACATTAACAACCACCAAACGAGAAGTATCAATTCCACGGGATTCTAGAAGAGATTTAGTGATAGCAGCCTCAGTGTCAAAGTAGAGACAGTAACCATTGGGATTAGTATCAAGAAAGTTCTTAACCACAGCGAGAGAGAAAAAAGTCTTTCCAGTAGAAGACTCTCCAGCTATAGCAGTAATTTTATTCCCAGATACACC